TAGGAAATAGAGGCTTCAGCCATAGACTGGTCATAATCTTGCGCGTGTTGGTCAGAGATGCTGGTCAACTGCTCATTCTTAGATGCAGCCAAGAAAGCACCAGCGTCACGGGCATTGACCGCGATGTCCTCAATCGACTGATTGTATTCCACCACCGTCTCTTGCTTCAGGGTTACATCGTTTGTCTCGACAAACTCCTGCACGGCAAGTTGGTCTTCGACGCTATTTGTCTCTTGTGCGGTCTCGGCGCGGTCTGCGACCTCTTCAACGACTGCGAGTTGATGGGAAGCTACGACGAAATTGTCAACTGCGTCAGATACCTTGACCATCGACTCAGCGGCTTTGTCTTCCAGTGCCATCTTTGTCGTGTAATACAAAGCGTTCTGCACTCCTGCAAGAGCTTCATTGTAGGCAGTTATGTCGCCCTCATTGATGATGTATTGCTCGTCATCAACTGCGCTGTAGTCAATGATGCCACCGACTGAAGCGTAGTGTTCTGCGCCATAAACTGCATAACGGCCTTGCTCTAGCTTGGCAGCGATTGTCTTGCTGGCGTTTACCAGATTATCAATCGTCGTCTCTGCTTGTGCTGCGGAAACGCTCAGAAATGCTGAGATTGCTATCGCTATTTTCTTCATCGGTGTCGTCCTTTCCTATCCTTAATATCTTATCGTAGAAATCTTTCCTGTCTAGATAATCTGGAATAAACGTCTCCGGGTCGCGCTTCATCAGCAATGTTGCCGCCCTACCGACGACCAACTTACCTCCGACGGAAATAGGACAAGGCGTAGCACTGGCGAACATAGCTTTCCAAGTGTCTAGGTTCTGGCAAAGCCGAGCCACCGAGGCAATCGACATACCCTGCTCCTTTAGGGCTTTGGCATCACGCCTCCGGTTGCACTCCGCATCCTGCTTATAGCCGCCCATAGACAAGCCAAGCACATTGACTTGCACACCCATTCCACGCCCTATCAAGCAGCTTTCACTGCCGCCTGATGGCGCGCTAGGGCTAACAGCCGTAGGCGGTGGCGTGACGTTAGATGCCGCACCTGCGCCGTTGTAATTATTGGTGGTGGATGTGGAGGGATTGTTTGAACTGACCGTGCTGTTGATGTTGCTGGTGTTCAGGTCGCCAGTCTGCTCGTTCTGAGCGTGTGCTGCGGTTAGTGTGAGCAGAAGTAATGTGACCCGGCGCATCGCATCTTACAGCTTCTGCATTATGATGCCGCCAAGAGTGAATAACCCAAGCACAGCCGTGAAGGCCAAAGCTTCAATGCGCCACATGCGGCGGTCAAGAGTGTTTAGCTTGTCGTCAACCATTCGACGGAACACTTTGCACTCACGCTCATGTGCTTCTAGCTGCGCTTGGGTAGACATTTTATTTCTCTTTGGCTTTGCCGATATTCACGGCACAAAGGTCAATAACACGATAAAGCTTGCCAATGAAGTTATCGTCTTTTTGAGTTGGAGTCACCGCAGCTATGATGCTGGCGGCACTGATGATTGCGGTTGCATATGAAATAATTGTCTCAATCATTCTTCTGTCTCCGGTTCGGCTTCCAATGATGACTTTAGCATATTCATAAATGCTTGTCTGCCGACATTCAGTTGGTCGATATTGAATTGTGCCGAACTGATTTTGCGGTCTAGGTCGAGCAGGTGGTTAATCATAACTTTCTGCTCATCCGTCAAATCATCTTCTGCATATTCAACGCCGTCAATCGTGATAGGGGTCTTTTCCTGTTTTCCCATCATTCTCTCCTGTGTGTTGCGTTACCACGGAACTCCGTCAGTAGTAACAGGGGTTTTCTGCCCAGCAATATCAGCAGCCAGAGCAGCTTCGGTGTCGGCTTGATTGACCTCTTCGTAAACCCAGCCAAGCACATCAGCTTCGGTCAGGTCATCAAAAGCAATAAAGCCATCGGCATCTGCATCCGGCGTAAAGCCAACAGTGCCATAAGAGGAAGCAGAATAGGTTACGGCATCATCGCCTTCCCCAACTGTTTCCGTTTCAGTGACGCGCCAATGCGCCACAGTAACGCCGCCATCAGCAGTGTTACGTTCCAAGTTTGCGATAGTCCAAGTTGCCATAGTTTAGTTTCCTTCAAGTGTTGCGACCCGTGCTTCTAGGTCTTCGATTTTAGTGATTGCTTCTTGCAGTGCTGCGGTCAGCAACGGCACAAGTTTGGCTTGGTCGATGCCTTGATAGTCAGGATTACCGTCCTCATCAACAGCATCTTTTTCGCCAGTAACCGCTTCTGGCACAACCGTTGCAGCTTCATGTGCAATAAACCCATCAACTGTGGTGTCAGCGTCAGCAATGAAGTTAAAGCGTGATGGGTTGAGTTGCTTAACACGCTCAATACCATCTGTGATGCCAGTGACGTTTTCTTTCAAGCGGTGGTCTGATGAAGTAACATAAGATGTCGATGAACCGCTAGTTTGTATGCTACCAACATTTCCATTTGAATTATAAAACCTTGCAACAGAAACACTTGTTGCAGTGCTAGATGCTATCCTTATTTGTTTAAGATTGCTGCCGCCTCCATCTACAACACCAAATCCATAAACAGAAGTGCCATTTGGTATTCCAGTAGTCCCCACCAGCAGATTTCCTGACGAATCCAGTCTCGCGCGTTCCGACGGAGCTGTGTTCACAGCAGACGATGTGCCAAAAGCTATGATGCCATTCTGGGCAGAGTTTTCAATATAAGTAGAATAGTATGAGGCACTATCTACAGAGCTGGTGTTAAGGTTATAGTTTGCAGTCCAGTATTGCTTACCGCCGCTTGTGCCGTTCATGCCGATGCGACCCTTGTAAGGCCAACCAGAAGCAGCCATCACGATGCCATTGCCTGTGCCTGTTGGGCCATCGGTGTTTATCGTAACAGCATTAGCAGTGCCGCTGAGGTGGAGGTCTTTGAAGCGGTTAGACGACGAACCTAATGTTAAAGTGCCACTGCTCTTAGTGCCACTAGCATTTGTCGGATATACGTTAGCAGAGCCGAAGGTGATACCAGTAGAAGAACCAGCAAAATAAGCGTTGCCTATTGCTGTCCCAATCGTCCCGACAGTTGCGCCGTCTTTGCGAAACCTAATAATTTCATCATCTGAGCCAGTGTTGTTCAAATCGACAACGGGTTGACCCACGCCATTACTCTCGCGAGCAATACGCAAAGAACTGCTAGGCACATAGCAAAATCCACCATCAGAAGTCAAAGTTTGTGGGAACTTATCAGTCGTCCCCACCAGCAGATTCCCGTCACTGTCAACGCGCATGCGTTCAGCATTACTTGCACCCGAATTGGTATTAAAAGCAATCCCGCGACCAAAATCAACGAAGTTCATACTTGCGCCAGTTCTTGTGCCATCCGATTGGTTTAACGCACCAACAGTCCCCATCGTGCCAGCAAAAGCAGACTTCATATATATGCCGTAATTATTACTACCGCTGCTTTGTATAAATACGCCATTGTTATCTGTGTTTATAGATTTTATATGCAGGTCATAGGACGGAGATGAAGTCCCCAGCCCGACCTGACCGCTGCTGGCGATGCGCATGCGTTCTGTGTCGTCAGTATATATGGTGGCATTATCACCTTGCGCGAAAATACCTACACCGTTAGCAGCCGTTGTGGTGCTGTCCTTAAAAATTATACCACTTTTGGAATCAGAGCTTTCAAATAGAGCCACTGCATCTAATGTGCCGCCATTTACATGCAAAGCTCTAACTGGCGAAGTCGTGCCGATGCCCAAATAACCTTGATTATTAAACCTTGCATATTCTACTGTGTTTATATCGTTTTGGCCTTCAAACCTAATACCACCTCTGGCTGTGTTAGCCCTAGCCCTTATACGAAGCGCGTCGCTGTTAACCTGAATTATGCCAAAATGGGAAGTTTGGTCGTTTTCTTCCAGTCTAATTGCTGGGTTAGGGTCAGATATATGAAGATTTGCGCTTGGCAAAGTCGTGCCGATGCCTAACCGCTCCGCACTCGCATCCCAGAAGAGCTTGGCAGTTGTGCCTGTGTCTTCGTAGAAGGAGATGTCGCCGTTGTCGGCTATTTTAAGGCGTGTAGTGTCACGGGTTCCTAGGTTAAGGTCACCGTCATAATTCCCTTTAATAAATAGATTTACATCTTTACCGTTACTGCCAACATGCGCATCAATGTTATTACTAGATGCGTCCATGTTGAAATCAAAGTATTGAGCTGAGGTACGTTTTAACTGAGCTACTGAACCACCAATGTCCTCAACAGTCAGCCCATCAGCCGTGACCGTGCCAGTGACATCAATGTCATCATGTGCATAAAGTTTTCCAATATGATGTTCTGAAGTAGGGTTATTGGCAGTATCAAACAGAGTTGTGCCTGATGTTATTGTACTTGCGGTTAAATTTCCTGAGTCTGTTATCTCGTTAGTGTCAACTTGTCTCCAAGCTGTTTCAATAAAACATTGAACAAAATCACCAACGTCCAGCCAAACATAGTAATTGTTTGAACCATCATCAATTAATTTAACCGAGACAACATCAGTACCAGCATCATCATCTGTGTGTTCGTACCACCACTGACCTTTAGCAGTACCATCCCTTTGAGAAAACGCAAAGTGGATATTTACATTTGTAATGCTGTCTCCAGGGTCATAAGCTGCTTTTACAACACCTGTAACGCCACCATTAATACTGCCATCAACTTGAATCTTTCCTAGTAAAAAAGTTTGATTACCAGAGACTGAAGCAACAGCATATTGTCTAAACCTTTGGTTTAGTTTATCAGCTTGAAACAAACCATCTGTAGTTTTGATAAGACCATTAAATGCACCGCTATCAGCCGTGACCGTGCCAGTGACATCAATGCCTGTGCTGGTAGTGGCGAGTTTTTCGGAGTTGTTGTAATACAACTTTACAAAACCATTTTGCTGAAAAGTAGCTAATGCTTCATTTTCATCAGTGCCTTGAAAATATATGTTGTTTGCAGCCCTAACGTAAAGATTGCCCGTGCCTTTATCTTCAATAAAACTATTGTTGCCGTTGTGATAAATCTCTAAGTCAGAGCCAGCACCGAAAATGGCTTTGTTGTCGTCGCCAAGGTTGATATTGCCCGTAATGTCAATGCCTGTGCTGGTGGTGGCAAGTTTTTGAGAGCCGTTAAAATACAGTTGAACAGCACCGTCTTGTATGAACCGTCCTAGCGTTTCGTTGTTATTACCTTGTATCAACACGCCATCGTTTGCTTTAAGGTAAAGTCTTCCACTTCCATTATCGTGAATAAAACTATTCGACCCATCATGATAAATCTGCAAGTCAGAGCCAGCACCAAAGATGGCTTTGTCGTTGTCGCCAAGATTAATGTCGCCATTGACTGTAAAGTCGCCATTGATGGTATCAATATCAATGCTGCTCAGAACATCTTGCTCGATGGCATTGTTCAGTTCTTCGCGTGTGATTTTCTTGGTCTGCCCGGTGCTGGTATCGACAACGACAAACACATCAGTCGCGGCTGTGTTCGAGCCAGTGATTGCGGTGAGTTCGGATATTTTCTTATCAGCCATTGTCTATACCTTGATAATGTGATTAACGACGAGGAACGGTTGCATGTTGTTGTGAGGCTGGTTTCCGCCAGTGTTATCAACGGGGTCTTGAGAGTTGCTTCTAAAGTCTGTCACATCGTCCGTTCCTGCCGTAGTCAGGTTTGCCTGACCGCCGTCAGAATAGTCATAGAGAGGAATGGCGTGGCTGTGAGATGGCATCTGAGAAACTGTAAGGGTGTGCGTCTCTGCGCCGCCCGTTGCCGCGATGACACGGTTGGTCAAACTCGAACCCTGACCAGCACCAATCGGCACACGCCCACGCAAGTCCGGCAGCTTGAATGTTGTCGCACCGTCACCCGCTCCGTAGTTAGTGCCAATGACACCAAACAGCGTCGCATAAGTTGTGCGGCTTACGAGTGCGCCATCGCACAGAAGCCAGTTAGCGGGTGCAGACGAGCCAGCAAATTGCAGTATAGCACCAGACGGCGTGTCGCTGGTGTTTACGTTGCCAGAGAACTTGCCCATAACAATCCAGCCATCATTGGCCTCGTTACGCAGCTTCAACTCATCATTGGTTGTATCGAACCAAAATAACCCGGCGTATAAGTTGGCAGGCTCGGTTGCACTCAAGTTGCTGCTGCGGATAGCCTTCAGCGCATTGTTTATGTCTGTTCTGACAGCAAAAGCTGTGTCGTTTAGGATTTCATAGTCGTGGGTTGCCATCGCTAATACTCTACTTTCGCATATAGTTGGTCGATATTTGGTGTAATCTCGTCCGATGTGCTTGTCAATTCTACCTTAAAACGAAACGCCCAGCCACTGAATTGTCCTGACTTAAACGGCATATATGGCGACCAAGTTGGCGAACCGGATGGGTCATCATCAGTCGATGATATATAAAACACAACATTTGTGTCAGGAAATTGAGGGTCTGCCGTTAAATTGTCCCACAAGCCAGAGAGCGTGTCTATATTTCCAGTCAAATCATCCCAAAGCCCCGACCCCGTGTTTAGGCGGTCATTGCTTACAAATCCAGTGGCGTAAACCTGACGGACACCGCCAGTGTTAATGTCGTTTGCGAACGTATAGGTCGCGCTTGTCGGCGCGGTATCTGGATTGGTAATTCGCAACTTATTATCTGCCACAGAACATCCGGTTTTTGTGCCTGAGAACGATGGATTCTCTGTGGCTGTGTTTGTTGTCGTGTATTGATTGAGAGACGCTTGAGGAACGACAACGCTGGTAAAGTTTTCACTTGGTATGCCCAGTTTGTCGTATGCTTGTATCATGTAAGTGCCAGCACGGGCGGGGACACTGACACTAGTTGCCGGACGAGGCACTTTCTCAAAGCTAGTGGTGGCATCAGCAAACTTAGCGTTAGTCGTAGCGATGGAGTGGCGTATCCTATAGAAGCTCAAATCAAGATTGGTGATTGCTTCCCACTCAAGAATTGTCATTGCTCCGTTAACTGTCGCGGAAATAGAGGCGACATCTTGCGGCGCATCAAGTCCTGCTTGCAGATTGAACTGCGTGGTCGTGTAAGTGCCTTTGCGACCAATCGTGTTGATTGCCCTCGCTCGAACATCATATAAGCCATTCTCCAAATCAATGGCTTCAAAAATACCTAACTCACCGACACCAAGCTGATTGTAAGTCGTTTCGCTGGCGAGTTTATATTCGACCTCAACATAGTCAATCCGGCTGGCCTCCGTTGCGCTAACGGTAGCCCTGATAAGACTGATGACATGTTCGTTAATAATGCGAGTATCTTGCGCCACCGTCAGACCCACCGTGGGAACTGTAAAGGCATTAGCGAGAATAGTGTTGTTCGACTCAAAGATTTTCTCGTCGGCATAGGCATCATAAACGCTAGAACTTACCTCACTCAGACCGAGTGTGACCTCGACTGCGCCATCCCCCGTGGGAACAAACTTCCAACCAGTGACCTCAAATGTCTTATTGCTAAAGCCCAAGTGGGTGTTGCTGTAAGTAACAATGTCACCGACTTGTAACTTGAAGGCGCGGATGCCAAAGTTACCCGAAAGAGAAAGCTGCTCCCTGTTTCGGTAAAGCATAATCTTGGCAAGCCGTTGCGCCATAGTTGTTGTTGATGTGAATGGCAGCGAGATGTCAGCGACTAATTCTTGATTGTTGTCAGTTTGCAAAAACTCTGAACTACTAACCTTCCTGAAGTCAGTCATTTGCCAATCTGTTTCCGCACCTCTGTATTTGCCTGTCACTGCGTTGAACCCGTCGCGGCGGCTATTGCGTGTCTTAATCTGAATGTTTGAGCGGTTGTCGTCCTCATCTAAAGCGAGAACCGGGGATGTGTATGCGCCAGCCTTTACACGGAACTTGCCTTGTGCATACCACATAGAACCCGCCATAGCGCGTGTCAGGTCGTCAATGATTGTTTGGGGCGTAACGTCCGTAATAAACGAACCATTGACCGTATAGCGCGTCTCCGTGCCTCCTGCGACCAAACTAACAGTCTCATCACATATGGCAGCGGCGGCAGCAAAAGAAACGTCATCAATCTCATCTGCGTCTGCATTTAGACCGTAATCCGATGTCAGGTAATCACGCAAAGCAAGTGCTGGATTGCTTGAGAATGTTGTTGCCTGTGTCGTGGGGTAATATAGTTTTTTGCCGCGAACAACAAAGCTGATGGATGGCTCACCATTCGGATAAGCGTCAGCGTCAAACTCTAACTTGACGTAAACATAAGCAACGCCAGAAAGGGTGTGACTGCCCGTCCACTTACCGGCTGAAGCCGCCATCAACTGAGGGTCGGCTAATTGGTCGTCAGTCCCAAGGTGACGATAGACAAATGCCTTGCCGTCATATTGCGACGGTGATGTGACTTCGTTAAGTGCTGCGTTTTTGCCCGCAAAACCAAGTTCTGCATCGTCAAAATAAACTTCCTCAATCTCATCAACTTCATGCCCAGCGATGGCAATAATCATGTGAAGGAACTTGTCGTTATCCGTTGTCTCTTTGTAAACGATTACACCGCCGACTTTTGTTCTGCCATAGATTACAGCGTGAGGTGCGGCGGGGCTGACACCCGCGACTTCATATCCTCGCGTCTTCCTGTCTTGCACAGGAACGTCTGGGGCAAGTGCTTTGCCGAGTTCGGACAAGGCATAGACTGCGGCGAAGTGATAAAGTGCGCTGCCAAAAATGTAAGCAGCACCAGCCGTGGCAGCAACCGTAGCGGTGCTAATCAACGCAACAGTCGCGCTAATCGGGTCAGCAAACGCCGAGGTGCTTGTTAGCAGCATAGGGACAAGATATTTCAGCATCAATCAACACTCCAAAAAATATCCGTCTCCAATGGTTGCACAAAGTCCAAACCCTCTAGGGTCAGAAAAGCAATCTTGTCAGAGACAACGACACCAAAAGCATACCCAATAACGGTGTCGCCTTCTAGGTGTCTTGCCGCAATGCTGCCCCTCGACATGCCAGTGTCCCTGTCTAGCTTGCTGTCAATCGCTTCAATGATGTCGGCGTAGCCCGTCTCTTTACGAAGCCTCCCATAATGCATCTTTGCTTCATACGCTGTCGCATATTTGCCGAACCACTCATCCGCCAAGAACTCACCCTTGAGGGCGTGATGACAGGCATTGATAAAGGTAAAGCAATCGTTAACGCTCCAGACCATTGGCTCGTCGCGGAGGTTCTCAATCATCTCGCCTAATCTAGTTTCCCAATCTTCGCGCCTCATTATCGACCCCACTGAAACTTCTTGGCTTGCAGGTCTTCAACGAACTCAAACCCACGGTCATTAGGGAAGCGAGACTTCTGGCTCTCGCTTGTATATCTGCGCTCACGCGGACGCTGCAAATCAATCAGTCGGCTTTCGACATAAACGGCGATTGAACTGCTTTCTGCGCCCTCGTCAATGTTCATCTGGTCAATGTAGCCTGAGAAGATTTCAGCCATTACATTAACTGGGGAAACGGTATTGGTGTCTATGTATTCGCCTGTCTCGGTCAGAATGTAATCATGATTCTCTTGTTGTAGAAACTGAGATGCATTGTCCTTAATACCGAAGTATATTTTGCACTTCCGGCCTTGGTATGGCTCTTGTATAGCAAGGCTTAGAAGGTCAGATGGCAAGCCAGAAAGTGTCAGGGTTGCGCCTTTGGCAGAGATGTCCAGCGTCTCATCAACAGACGAAATCTGTATCATCTGTCCACTTCCAACATAAGTTTCCCCGTCAAGAGTGACCTCGCCCAAGCCAGACCAAAAACGAAGTGTCGATGTGTCAAAAAACAGTTCAATGGCGAAGAAGACATCAACTGTCGGGGCTTCAACCGCATCGCTAAACCCGACAGGAATATCGCGGCTCATGCTATCGCCTCAACCGCAGCAAAACTTAAACCGTAATGAGTTACCTCATTGATTGACCAGTTCGTCTCGTTAGTCGCCAGACGGAATACACCTTTGGCGTTTGCCACTACGACAGTCGCCGCGTCTGCTGGGGCTGTTCTGATAGAGGGGTATAGGTCAATAACGCCGATGCCACTTGCGTTAGTGTCAACATCGTTGAGAACCTTATGAAGCGTTGCTGCGCCGCTTGTGCCTAGCTGAATATAATCACCCGCCAAAAGGTAGCCATCAACATCTGCTGGAAGGCCAGAGACAGTCAAGTCATCACCAATCTGGTCAGCACCATTAACAACAGGCGTGCCGGGTGTCGAGGCGGCAGAGCCTCGCGGTGTTGCGGCGGCTGGGTCGCCTAGCAGGAATGTGCCTTGCATACCCTTTAATTTAATCAAGAAAGACACCCACTGCTCGCCCTCGGCGCGGGTCATCGGGGGAAGACTAATCTCCGCCTCAAGCATTTGACCACCGTGGGAAAAGACCTGTTCCTTAAACGTGAACGGTGAGCGTGACAGGCCAACGGCATTTCTGGCGCGTAGGTTAATCGAGCGGATGCCAGTGACTGTCGGCAGGCTTAATGGATATGCAATAGACATTAGAACGCCTTACTAAATGAACCGCCACGGCGGCGAGCATCTAATACGGCTGCTTTCGATGCTTCTGCTATTTGCGGCATAAGTTGTGTAATCTCAGCGCGGACAGTCTGAGATACCCCAGTGGAAATATTGATGTTCTGCACGACAGTTGTTCCGCCACCTTGCATTTGGTGGTTTGGTATGATGCGTCCGCTAGTTCCGGCGGTGAATAGTTCTGGGCCTTTCTCACCAACAAGATAAGTTTGACCAGAGGTAACAGGACCGCCAGTCGCGAGCGTCCCGCTCAAGAGGCCAGCAAGACCCGTGCCACCGCTTCCTTTGCCGCCAGTTCCCACTCCACCGACCAGTTGCTGAATAACAAGAACTTGCAAAAGCTGGTCAATAATAGACGCAGCCATGCTCTTGAACGCCTCTTTTGTGCTTTGCGTTCCTTTAATAATGCTGAACACCGCGTCACCGAAGGACTTCGAAATTCCTTCACTTAGGATATTAACCTCGTCCTTCACAAGCCCAAAGAGATTGACTTGTTCCTCTATTGCTTCGCTAGTCTTAGCCGCAAATTCACGCAAGACTTCTTGGAATTTAAGTATTCCCTCTGCGCTGGCAATAGCCTCGTTTGACAGTTCTTTTAGACCCTTGCTTGTTATTTGGTCATATAGGCTTTGCAGAAGCTTGGCACTTTCGATGGGGTTTTGGAACGGGTCTGCCTCAGATAAAGCGGCAAATGTTTCGCTAAGAGCCTGTGTTTCGTCCCTGTTCAGCCCCATCTGTTCACCAAGTTCAAACATTCTTGTCTTAGCGTTATTAAGAGCGCGCTGATACATCATTAGTTTTTGCGCGCCCTGCTCTTTCTTCTCGTTGTATTTCTCTTGCGCGCGCCTGACCCGACCAAATGCATCGAACTCACTCTCAAGGGCTGTGACCGACTGGTTCAAGGCTTCCTTCAGCTTGAACGATGCCATTTCTATCTGCGCCTTATGCAGACGGCGAACCTCTTTGGTCACATCAAAATAGGTCTTACCCAGCTTCGCTGTGTCAGTTATGATACCCTTAGTTAAAGTATCAAGTTCAGTAAAAGTTTCACTCAGTTCGTCGATTTCTTCGCTAAATGACTTCGCTTGGTCACGGCTTTTCATAAAGGCATTACCGAAGGCGGCGACAATAGCTACGGCAGCACCAAGAACTGCACCAAACGGGCCGAAGATGCCAAGCAACTGAGAACCCTGTTGCCCGAAGGCTTGAAGCGCGGATGTGCCGCCACTGACCTGAACTGCAAAGTCACCAACTTGATAGCCAGCTTGCTGCATACCAGTCATGGCGAACTTACGAGTATCGCGCGTGGCTTTACCCATATTAGCACCAAGCTGGTTCGCCCCTCTCGCGGAGCGTTGAACCGAATTGGTAAAGTTATCAACGGCCTTTGTGGCTTGTCTGGCAGGAGCAGTCACTTGGTCTTGTAACTGAACCATTACAGTGAGTGAACTAGCTGCCATCTTCGTTGTCCTTTATAATACTAAAGTAAGCGACCCATTCATTATATTCATCAAGTGTGATTTGTTCAATCTCAGCAATCGTCTTACCTAATTTTTCAGCTAGTGCGATTAGATTAATTCTGAATGGGTCGCGCCTTAGTTTT